TAAACCAAGAGAATTTGAAATTGAACTCAATTCTATCATTAGTGGTTACGACATATTAAAAACATTAGCACATGAGTTTGTTCATGTTAAGCAATTTGTTTATGGTGAAACCAACGAAAGATTAACTCGTTGGAAAGGTGAAAGAGTTGATTCTGATACTATTGATTATTGGGTTCAACCTTGGGAAATAGAAGCACACGGATATGAAGCTGGTTTATTTACCAAGTTTGCTATTAAAGAAAAACTTTGGGAAATATTTAAGGGTGTTCAAAATCCAGATTCAGATATTATTCCAGAACCGTTGGGTTGGAAGTAACATATATAAAAGAACAATGAAAACATTTACAACAACAAATTGCAATTATCATACACATGAGTGGTGTGGTGGGGTTCGTTTGTAAATTTTTTAAGTAACAAAGTTTATACGAACCCAAGTCTAATCAACTTGGGTTTTTTTCTATGTGGCTCCTAGTGTAATGGTTGCACACTTGTCTGTGAAACAAGTAGAGAAGGTTCGATTCCTCGGTTCCACCCAAGTTCTCGCTGGTGTAGTGGTAGCATAACGGTTTCCAAGTCCGTTGGTTGCGGTTCGATTCCGTAGCGGGATGCCAATGTTGTTTCCATACAACAGACGCTTGACTTATTGTATGTATAGTGTATAATGGTTTACTTAATGCACCTATCGTCTATCGGTTAGGACATCGCCCTTTCACGGCGGGAAGAGGAGTTCGATTCTCCTTAGGTGTACCATGGGGTAGAAGCATCAACGGTGATGCAGCGGACTGTAAATCCGCCGGCTCTGCCACGCCTAGTTCGATCCTAGGATACCCCACCATTTAACTTTACAATAAAGTTTTAAAACTTTACAATAATTTTAAAAAACTTTACAATCAGGAGAGTATTATGAAAAAGAAAACACCTCCTCAACCACGAAATTACCTTGTCAAATTGGCATTGTTTCGTAAGGCAGGAGTTCATCGTAAGAGTAACAAAGCTTTAAGGCGTATCGAGAAGTCAAAGAAATTGTATCCTATTATGTGCATTAGTTTAGGTTATTGTCTATAATAGGATACAATGTGAGAGTGGCAGAGTGGTCCAATGCAACGGCCTGCAAAGCCGTAAAACCGTGAGTTCGAATCTCACCTTTCACTCCAAAATATACCACAAAAAGTTGTTGACAAAGATGTATAAGTAATGTATAGTATTAAATATGCGGTGTGTGATAGCACGACATTGGATTCCCTCTGATGTTACCTGAGCAAAGCAGGCCACCGCTCCAAATGCGGGATTAGTTTAATGGTAAAATAAGAGTTTTCCAAACTTTTGTTATTGGTTCGATTCCAATATCCCGCTCCATTTTTTAAGGATTATTATGGCAACCAAAAAATTACAACGCAAAAAACCAGGTTATACAAAAGCCGGCATGGTTAAGATTATTAGTTTGAATTTGAATCAATGTAATAAACTTTTGGAAGAAACCAGTAAACCAAAAATCAAAGCAAAGATTCAACGCCGTATTGCACAATTCATTGTTGCGTAAGATTTGCCCCTTTAGTTAAATGGTATAACGCTAGATTTGTAATCTTGAATTGTTAGTTCGATTCTATCAAGGGGCACCAGACTATGTTCGAACTTAATGATTTAAATGTTGTTGTTGAAGAATTTAATGATTCAAAAATCTACACAGTAGATAATTGTTTAAAACATCCAGAAAAAGTTATAGAGTATCTAAACAATACAGAAACACCTTTATGGAAAATTGAACAACCAAAAACATTAAATGGTATTTTCTTTGATGATAGAAGGCACATTATTAAAGAAGGAACTTCTGAGTTTAGAAAAACCATAAAAGATATTTGTGGTGCTAAACAAGACATAAGTGAAGAAGTATATTCAAACTATACAATCTTTTATGATGATCCATTTAATGATTATAAATCTCATTTTTGGTATCCCCATTTAGATGAAGGATATACCGCATTATTGTATTTGAATAATTATCAAGGCGCAGGAACAAATTTGTATGAACAGATAGAATCAGATTATGATGACATATCCGAACATTCAAAACCTTGGAGAAATAGATATAAGTATAAAGTAATTAAAACATTAGAATCAAAATTCAATCGTCTGGTAATATTTGATGCCAAGAAATTTAAACATGGAATGGCAATAGAAGATGAAACTTTTTTTCATCAAAGACGGATGAATATTGCAATATTTTATTGTTGAGAATGTGAGAGAAAGAGTAAGCAATCCTAACTGTTAAGGAATTCACCATCTTAGAAACCGCATCCGCACTAGGAGATTATCTAACAATGCAAAAGTTAGATTGAAAGCACAAAGCTGAGAGAATGACTGACGAGTGGTAACGCATAAAGATAGGCGCCTAGACTTTGTGATAATTCCACCCACGAGTTCTTAAACACAAAACAGTATTCTCAACAATGACTATATAATAATTTGATTGAAAGGTAAATTATGAATTTGCAACCTATGAAAGATAAAATTCTTGTTTCACGAATTGCTGGTGAAAAACAAACTGAATTTGGTATTATTCTAAAATCATCAGAAGGTCCTGATAGAGCATTGGTTGAATCTATTGGTCCTAAAGTTGATGAAGTTTCTGTTGGTGATGAGGTTCTAATTAATTGGAACGGTGCAGTCAAAGTTTCTGGTAAAGAAACTGAAAAAGAATTTTATGTTGTTGCTATTGAGCACGTAATATTAATTTTTTAATCTGTAGCGGGTTGGTGAAAAGGAATCACAGAGGACTCATAATCCTCAGTTCTTGGTTCGAGTCCAAGATCCGCAACCACTAAGGAGATGTTATGACTGAACAAAAGAAACCAGTAGCAATCAAACCAAATCAAAAAGCACCACAACAACCAAAACCAAAACAAACTTTTGTTCCTAAAATGACAGTTCAACGCAAAGCGGGTAGAGGAAGATGACACAAGAACATGATCCTGTTCAAGAACAGGATGATAAAAATTTGGATGACGAATTCAAACGAATTGAAGCTGAACAAAAACTAAAAGAAAAACAAAACGAATCTAGTTAGTGTTTCGCTAAAACTTCTAGTGTCATGATTATAAGACTACCAATTAAACACACGGCAAAAATTATTTGAGGCAATTTATTCATAGTTATCTCACTTTTAATTTATTTAAATACTGCTCCAGATTCTACTACCATTAGTGTTAAACAAAGAATCAAAACGGTTACGAATATGAATGGTTGCATATCTTTCATATTTTATACAACTTAAAAAAATATGTTACTAATGCTGCAGCAGTCATACACCACCAAAAAACTTGAATTTGTTTTTGACGGTCATAATCCATCAATTCGTTTTCTGCTTCTGTTTCTTTTTGTATTTTGGCTTTTACTGCTTCTACTTCAGCCCAAGCATTTTTTCCATGTTTGCGAATAATGTCTTGCTTAAGTTTTTCTAATTCTCTTTGATGTGCTTTTTCTTGTTCATATTTTTCAACAGCACGAACTTCCAACATAGTGGCTCGTCTTTCTTCTGCTAGTTTGGCTTGAACCCGTGCTTTGTGTTGTTGCTGAATGGCATTTTCCATATCAGCTTGTTGGTCCATAACAACTGAACCAAGTTGTTTACCAACATTTTGAGCACTTTTTAAAGAAGAAACGGCGGTCTGGCCGCCAGCAGATATTGGATCTGACATTTAAATATACCGTTTAGTTATTGACAGGAAATACAAAACATAGTATACTTTGACATCAAACCAGTATAAGTATTTATATTAAAAAGGAATAGTATGAAAATTTTAGCACTCAAATTAGTCACAGGTGAAGATATTCTTGGTGAAGTAGAATCCGAATCTGAAACGGAACTGGTATTAACCAATCCAGTTGGTATTGCAGTAGTTCGTGGTCCTGATGGTAAACCTTCTGTCGGTTTTGCACCATTTCCAATTCATGCTGAACAAAAAACTGATGCCACGGTTGCCTTAGCTAAGAAGAATATAGTATACTCCTATACACCAGCAGAAGATTTTATTACAAACTATAATTCAATCTTCGGTTCAGGTATCGTTCTTCCACCAACAAAACAACTAATTACAGGTTAATGATACTAGAAAAATCCATAATTCGCACCGCAAGGTGGAGTAAAGAGAATGATTCTTGGTATATTAAAGAAACGTTAAATTACCAATGGTTCACACTAAATAACATATCAAAGTCACCTCCTTACACAGAGTTATCAGACGCTCTAAAATGGATTATTTCACACGATGAAAACCTATCGTAGTATATTCATATCGGATGTTCATCTTGGCACAAAGGATTGTCAAGCAGAAAAACTTAACAATTTTTTAAAACATAACACCTGTGATACATTATATCTCATAGGTGATATTATCGATGCCTGGAAAATACAACAAAATAAATGGCATTGGAAACAAAGTCATTCAAATGTGGTACGAAGAATACTTGGCCACGCAAAAAAAGATACCAAAGTTATCTATGTAGCTGGAAATCATGATGAGTTTTTAAGACCAATGATACCATATGGTTTAAGTTTTGGTGTAATAGAAATATGTAATCAAACAGAACATATTGATGCGAATGGTAAACGTTTTTTGGTAACTCACGGAGACTTGTTTGATGGTATTTCTAAACTTGCACCATGGCTTGCCTTCCTTGGCGATAAGTTGTATGATATGGTTCTGAATTGGAATTCTACATTTAATTCTTTTCGGAGAAAATTTGGTTTAGGATATTGGTCTCTTTCCAAATATCTAAAATATAAAGTCAAATCATCTGTTGATTTTTTATTAGGATTTGAAAAGAATATTTCAGAGTATTGTAAGAAACGTGGTTTTGATGGTGTAATATGTGGTCATATTCATCATGCAGAAATAAAAGAATTAAATGGTATATTGTATATGAATGACGGTGATTGGGTAGAATCCTGCACCGCTTTAGTTGAACATCATGACGGCACATGGCAAATTGTGCATTGGACGAAAGAAAAAGATTGAGTAATTTTTATACTAATGTGCAGAGTATCGGCGGTAACATACTCTATCGTGGCATCAAAAATGGTCAAAGAATAAAAGAGAAGATTGAGTATTCGCCTTCTCTTTATTTGCCATCCAAACGAATCACCAATATCACTTCACTTGATGGTGATTATCTCGACCAGAAAATCTTTGGCACAATCAAACAGGCAAGAGATTTCATCAAGCAATTTGATGGAGTTGCTGGTGCCTCCAAAATCTATGGCCAAACAAGATTTGAATATGCCTATATTGCAGACCAACATCGTGGTATGGTTGACTATGATTATGATAAAGTTTCTGTTGCTGTAATCGATATTGAGGTGGGTTCAGAGAATGGATTTCCTGATCCTTATCAAGCAAATGAACCTATCACCGCAATTTGTATTCGATTTACCAATAGTGAATCGTATGTGTTTGGTTGTGGTGAGTATGAAGTAAAAGGCAAAGAAATTTATTTCCGTTGTAAAGATGAATATAATCTCTGTAAATCATTTGTGAACTTTTGGAAAGACCACTATCCTGATATTATCACAGGTTGGAATACCAAGTTCTTTGATATACCATATCTTGTAAATCGTTTTCGCAAAATTCTCGGTGAACCAGAAACCAAAAAACTTTCACCTTGGAATTATATTACAGAACGCAAGGCCATCATTAATGGTCGTGAGATGACTTCTTACAGCCTTGTTGGTGTTGAATCATTGGACTATATCGAACTATACAAATGGTATGCGCCGGGTGGTAAGTCACAAGAATCGTATCGGTTGGATAATATTGCTCAAGTAGAACTTGGTGAAGGTAAGATTGCATATGATGATTATGACAATCTACATTCTTTGTATCGTTTAAATTATCAACTGTTTATTGAGTATAACATTAAAGACGTTGAACTCATCATCAAACTGGAAGAAAAGTTAAAGTTACTTGAATTGGCAGTAACCTTGGCATACGATACCAAAACAAACTTTGAAGATGTATTCGCACAAACTCGTATGTGGGATTCTTTGACATATGCTTATTTGTTTGAGAAAGATATTATTGTTCCACCAAGAGTTACCAAAGATAAAGATTCTGCATTTGAAGGTGCATATGTTAAAGTGCCACAAACTGGACTACATGATTGGGTTGCTTCGTTTGACTTAAATTCTTTGTATCCACATTTGATGATGCAATATAATATCAGTCCTGAAACATTGATTGAACCAGAGAACTATACAACAGAAATGCGTGAAGTTCTTTCTCAAGGTGTTTCTGTTGATAAGATGTTAAGTAAATCGATTGATACTTCCAACTTACAAAATGTAACAGTCACTCCCAACGGACAATTCTTTCGTACCGACATTCAAGGTTTCTTGCCTAAGATGATGGAAGAAATGTATACAGACAGAAGTAAGTTTAAGAAGATGATGTTACAAGCGAAACAGGAATATGAAAATGAAAAAGATCCTTCCAAACTCTATGAAATTGAAAAACGTATTGCCAAGTATAACAACATTCAGTTGGCTAAAAAAGTGTCCCTTAATAGTGCTTATGGTGCTCTTGGTTCTCAATATTTCCGTTTTTATGACCTTCGTATGGCTCTTGGTGTCACAACAGCCGGCCAATTAAGTATTCGTTGGATTGAAAACAAAATTAATAATTACATGAACAAACTGTTAGACACAGATAGAGATTATGTGATTGCATCTGATACCGATTCAATCTATCTCCGTATGGGTGAGTTAGTCAATAAGTTTATTAAAGATACATCCGATAAACAAAAGGTAATCTCACTTATGGATAAAATCTGTGAAGAAAAGATACAACCATACATCGATAGGTCTTATGATGAGTTGGCTGAATATGTCCATGCATATGAACAGAAGATGCAGATGAAGCGTGAGGGTCTTTCTGATAAAGGTATTTGGACTGCTAAGAAGCGATATATTCTTAATGTGTATAATAATGAGGG